TTGATATATTTTGATGCTTCTATTAAGCAGTTTCTTATAGCATCTTTTGTTTCTTCTAATCCATAAGATTTAGGAACATCTTTTAAATCTTTTAAAAGTTTTTCAGGATTATGTAAATCCTTTTCATAAAATCCCTCACCTGTTCTTCTACTATATTCTATAAGATATTTTCTATAAAATTCATATTTCATTACTAGCCAGTTCCAAGGTGTTCCCCATTCATCATCAAAATGATATACATAAGCCTCATAAGTAAAGTCATCTTTCATGAAATGTAAAATTCCACATTTTCTATATAATGCTTTTCTGAAATCCATAGTGCATTTTGATTTGTAAGCATCTCTCATACTTGGATTACTTGGCATCATACTTATTCCCTTAAATATATCTGATCTATATCTAATAATTTGGTTGTAAACTTTTTTAACAAGTTCTGGAGTTCCCCAGTTGCCTATGTTTGATAATAATTTACTATCTATAAATTCTGTTCTCTCAAAATGATGGCTTGGTTCATCTTGATGATAGAAAAGTATATCCATTAATGGCTTTCTTGCTTCCATCACTAATTTGTATTCCTTGCTAGTTTTATCTCCCATTCTAGTGCTGTTTAAAGCATTTCTTAAATCTTTGTAATAACCCATTTCAAAACCCCCTTGTTGTTTAATACTGGTAAGAGGTTTTTATTAAGGATAACCTCTATAACCCTTTCTACCTAAATGTGTACAAGTTGCCAACCTGTTTGTGCTACTACCATGATAATTTTTCCGTTAGGAAGTTGTTTCTTATCTCGATTGTCATTGTGGAATACATAAGCATCCACTCCTAATTTTGTTGCTTTTGCAAGTAAAACTGGTACTGGTGATACAAATACAACTGTTTTTCCTACTAAATCTTGTGCTATGTCTAATTGTTGTTGTAATGTCCATCCGTCTGTTGGTACACCTAAGATGTCAAATCCTTGTGGAAAAGTTTTGTCTAGTACTGCTTGTTGATCTTGCATTAAGCTATGTGCTTGATTCATTATTACTACTGGTTTCATATTTCCCCCTTTACTTTGTTGACCTTTTATCTAGACGAGAACTTGTCAACTTCGCCTTTATATTATTTATTTTACTTTCTTAACATGATTAAATCATATCAGAAAGTATGCCTTTTCTCCTATCGCCAATTTACAAGGGCTTTAGACCTTTACCTTTCGGTAGCTGGTTTAGAGAAGGAGCAAATGCTCCTTGTTGTTATTATGCTAAATATTCATCAACTGTTGCTGGAAAGTCATATCCATATGGTCTTTCTACTATGTCATCAAGTATTTCTTGTTCTACATCATCTGCTACAACTCCAAATAAATCTCCATCTTCGTCATAAACTAAATCGTATTCGATTTCTCCTGATACCCAATCATACGTTTTTATGTTTTCTTCCATTTCTACTATACTTCCATTCATTTTTTGTACTTTCATCATTTTCTTAACCCCTTTTCTTATTATTTATTATACTTATATTATATATAAAACCCCGTTTATTGTCAACCTCATTTTAAAACTTTTTCAAATTTATTTTTCGACAATAAAAAATAGGCTAGAATTAAGTAGCTAGCCCATTTCTATAAGTCTATTTAATTTTATTTTTTATCAAAATTAACTAATTCAATTTCTGCTTCTTCTAATATTTCACTTGATAATTCATCGGGATAATCTCCTAAATAAACTATTTTTTCTATTCCTGCGTTTATACACATCTTTGCACATAATACACAAGGTTTTGTAGTTACATATAATGTTGAGTGATTTATATTTACTCCATTATGTGCTGCTTGAATTATTGCATTTTGTTCAGCATGTAAAGCTCTGCAAAGTTCATGTCTTTGTCCTGATGGTATTTTTAGTTGTTCTCTTTTGCATCCTGTTTCTTCACAATGTTTTAATTTTTTAGGCGCTCCGTTATAACCCGTTGCTAGAATTTGTTTATCTTTTACAATAACAGCTCCCACTTGTCTTCTTATACATGTTGAACGTTTCTTTACTTCTTCAGCAATTTCCATAAAATACTCGTCCCATGTTGGTCTCATAATCATCCCCTACTTTCTAGGATTTTTACAACTCATGCTACCTTCTGGGCATTTACCTGTAACTGTACAAGGTGCTCCAGCATTTTTAAATAATACAGGTGCTACTTCTTTTACTAATTTAAGCATTTCATCTGCTAGTTGTCTAATTTCCCATTGAGCGCGATTGCAACATCTTTTATTAAAAAGATTATATAAACTTCTAGCATTCATTGTTGTAACCATTTTAGTTTCACAAGCATTAGGAAATACATATCTAGCATCTTCTATAGCTTCTTTCTCGATTGCATTGTATTTTTTTCTATTGTACTTTGCCCATAAATTAAGTGGCGAAAAGTCTAGTTTCGCTTGTTCCTCTTTTTCTAATTGATCAAATTCTTTATCTACATCACTAAACCAAGTTGGATATAATTTATCCATTTTGTTATGAATAAGAGTTGATACTAACTCGTCATATGCTTCTTGACAATTATTCATATGTTCTACAAATATTTCTTTAGCATGTTCGTTTTGTTCTATCTCTGGTGGAATTATGTATTCGAATTGATCTAGTTTTACATATCTTTGAGATTGTTGTGAGAAACTTGCTATTCTATGTCTTACTATTTGGTGAGAACAACTTCTTGATATTCCTTCAATTCCGAAAGTAAATGTAACATGTTCTATTGGAGATTCATGTCCCATACTTACTAAATGTTCTACAAATTTTGCTACTTCTTCATCTGTAAGTTTTTCCATTATTCCGTCTACTCCTACTGGTGAGTAACAAAGTTTTGCTGCTGCTGCAACTATTGCATCTGGATTAGGCGTATGAGCCATTAATTTTACTTTTAATTCTGCCATTGTTAATATTCCTCCTATTATAAATTAATATATTTTATATTTCGCTATCATCACCTTTTATTAATATTTTTAATTTTTCTTCCAAATTTTCAAATGCTTCCTGTATTTTATCTTCTCTTTCTCTGAATGTGCATTTAGTATAATATTTCTTACATTCTTCGCATCTTGGTGATTCACATAATTCATGTTGCATTAAATTCATACTTTTAAGTTTTTCGCCTTTTAATCTACTAAATAAATTTTCCATTATTCCTCCTCCCATTCTTCTAATTCTTTTCTCAAATGATTTAATTTTGCCCATGCATAGTTAAATTTTTCTGTTCTTTCAAATACATAATTTCCTTGATAATCTCTTGTGAATTTAATTTTTAACCATGATAAAGCTAATGCTAAATATGTACTTTTTACAATTTTCTTTTCCTTTGTATCTACAGGTTTAGTTTGTTTTATAGGTCCTTGGCCATTAAGTTGTCTACATTTCTTTTCATCAGGATCTAAAAACATACATAAGTCATTAATTTTAGAACATTTTATTTGTTTCCCCACTTTTGTTGCATGTTTGCATTTCATAAATTTTAACTTCCTCCCTCATTTTACCTTTAGTTAAACAGCCACAATCTTTGCATTGACTGACTACTCCATAATCTATTTCTAAGAAGAACACCATACCCCCACAAAGAGGGCAGGCATTCTCTTTTCCTCCTAAGATTTTTCTCATGTTTTCACCACTTTATAGATTCTATTATCTCAAAATTGTTATTAAACTCTTCTTTGCTCATAATTAGTTGTATACCTTTCTTGAATATTCTGACTCTATTTCCAGTTATATATTGATATTCAAACTTTTTACCTCGTCCAAAATTAAGCTGATTTATTTTTTTAGATACATTCTTTTTCAATTTACATTTTCCTGTTTTAAAGTTCAATATTACACCATCTTTTCTTATTTAGATATCTCCATTGAATTTCTCCACCGGATATTCTAGTTTCTATATTTTCTATATTGTCTAATCCAAGTATCCATTCCCTATATTGATTTATTTCTTCATCAGATAAACCTTTGTAAAATTTAAATCTACTAAGAGTTTTATCTATTTGTTCAACACACCAATCATACTCAGATAATTCAGCTTGTCTATTAAGTTCTGCAATATTGTCATCAGCTTCTTTTTTTGCTTCTTCATAAGTAAAATATACTTTATCAGGTCTTATAGATACATGTGTTATATATGGAACA